CATCAAGGGCAAGGGCGCAGAACTCGTCAAGCGCGTGCCGATTCCATTGGACCGCGGCTACTGGCGACCGGGCATGGCATGCGAGAAAGGCGACATCGTCACCGAGGGCGGCAATGCCTGGATCGCGCTGCGTGACACGAAGGTCAAGCCGGGCGTCGATGCGAAAGAGGACTGGCGCCTGTTCGCTCGCAAGGGGCGTGACGGTCGCGATGGCCACAACGGCATCGACAAAACCGCGGCGGTCAGAATCAAGGGACCGAAGGAATGACACTCTCGCTGGTCACCATCGAGCAGGCGCGCGTTCACTTGCGACTTGATGCTGATAGTGCGGGCGGCCCGGATGATGCGTGGCTGGACATCTTCATTCCCGCGATCTCTGGCGCCATTGCCTTGTGGCTCAAGGATTCGTGGCGGCTGTACGTACCCGAGTTGGATTCGGCCGGCGAGGTGGTCACGGACAGCAGCGACGAGCCCGTTCCGGAACAGGACAGCAACGGCGATTTCACGGTCCATCCGACCGTGCGCGCTGCCGTGCTGATCGAACTCGCCTCGCAGTTCCGCTTCCGCGAAGGTGAAGGCGACAACCGCGTGGACCAGGCGGAAGGCTACGGCTACGTGCTCAGCAGAACCGCCACCGCATTGCTGGCAGGCCTGCGTCGCTCGACGGTGGCCTGAGATGGCGCTTGCGGCGGGTCGATTGCGACATCGGGTCGTCATCCAGACGCCAGAGCGCGTTCAGGATTCGGCGGGCTACCTCGAAACCATCTGGGTCAACGTGGCCGAAGTCTGGGCCGCAATCGAACCGCTGTCGGTGCGTGAATTCATCGCCTCGCAGCAGATGCAGAGCGCAATCACGGCACGCATCACGATCCGCTATCGCGAAGGGCTGACCGCGCAGATGCGCATCGTGCACAGCGCTCGCAATCGCATCTACAATCCACAGGGCTGGCTGGCCGATCCCGAGAGCGGATTGGAATATCTGACCGCGCCCTGTAGCGAAGGCGTCAACGACGGCGATTGATGTCTGTCTGCGTAGTCGTCCTCGCCACCGGGCAATCAGTGACCGGTGAGCAGGTCGACTGCGTCCGCGAAATGCACGAGGCCGGCGCGTGCCAAGTGGTGGCGATCTCGGATGCGTATCTGCGGATGCCGACCGCTGAAGCGCTGGTGTCGAACGACCTGAACTGGTGGCGGCACCATCCGGAGGCGCTGCAATTCGCCGGCCGGAAGTTCTGCGGTCATCACTGCCCGGGAACTGAGCGGTTGCAGCCGACATCGCAGTTCTCGAGCGGGACGAACAGCGGTCTGCAGGGCATGCGGGTGGCGCGTGATTACCTGAAGGCGACTCGCATCCTGCTGGTCGGCTTCGACATGCACGGCACGCACTATTTCGGCAAGCATCCCGAGCCTCTGCGCAATACGACGCCGGCGCGGTTCACGCGGCATCTGGCGCAGTTCAGGGTGTGGAGCGGATGCGAGGTTATCAACTGCACGCCGGGAAGCGCGCTGACGCGATTCGAGATGGGAGAGCTACGTGCGGTTTTACGTCCTTGACGAACGAAACGTCTGGCACGCGCCCATCATCGCGGCGGCGAAGCGGTACGGCTACGAAGGCCAGCGAATCTTTCGTGGCGAGGAGGTCACGGAAAGCGGCGTCGGCTTCATCCGCTGCCATGCGGAGCCGACCGCGCTGAAGCGAAACCAGCACGACTTCGACCTGATGGCCGCTCGCCTGACCATGATTCAGGACGAGGCGCAGGTTCGGTTGTACGAAAACAAGTCCGCCCAGTTCGCAAAATGGCCGAAGTGGATGCCGCCGACGTGGCGCTTCACTGACCGCGATGCCGCTATCGCATTCGTGCAGGAACGCAAGCAATTTCCGCTGGTGTCGAAGGCGGACGTGGGCGCTTCATCGGTCAACGTGCGCATCCTGAATGACCGAGCGGCCGCGCTGATTCACGTGGAACAGTTGTTCGGCAAAGGCGTGCCGGTCAAGCACTGCGCTGGAAATGCCAGATCGATGCAGCGCGGCTACGTACTGCTGCAAGAGTTCATCCAGCACGACGTCACGTGGCGGGTGAACGCCATCGGCCGGCACCGCGCGATGTTCCGCCGGTTCAACTATCCGGATCGCCCCGTGGCGCAGACCGGCAACGTCGAGCCAGTGATGGAACTTACGCCGCATGCCGAAGCGGTACTGCGGTTCGCCAATGCGTTCTTCGCGGTTGCCGATACGCGCTGGTGCGCGGTCGACATCCTGCAACGGTGGGATCGGCTATTCGTCATCGAGACGAGTCTGGCGTGGCCGTGGCCATCGCCGGGGGCGTGCAATGACGCGCCGATTTTCGGGTCGGGCCGCACATGGATCGAGCTGTTCGATGTGATGTTCGATGAGTTGCAGGCAGGGGTATGGCAGAAGAACTGATAACCGTCACCGCTCGACTGGCTGCCGAGCGGCCGTGGTGGCGTCGAGTACTCGCGCGTGCGTTCGTCATCTATATCGCCCTGAACATGCTCACGTGCGCCGTGCTGTTCGCGCCCTGGGCCTTGCCGCGCGAAACCATCTCAGGATTGCTCGGCCGCTGGATCGCGACTGAATACGGCATCAAGCGCATCGCTGGCAACGTGCTCGGCCTGATCGTGAACCTGATCTACTTCTGGGAGCCAGATCACTGCGTCGAGGTCTGGCGTTGCGAGCGCCAAGCCCGCGAGGTGCTCTACCCGTGAGGGACATCGTGGCCCACCGCGGCAACGCGGCGGAGTTCCCCGAGAACACGTTGGAATCCATCGCATCGGCCATCTCGCTTGGCTGCCGGTTCGTGGAGTTCGATGTGCAAATCTCGACAGACCGCGTGCCGGTATTGATGCACGACGGCCGCTACTTCCGGCTGACTGGCAAGGATCGCGACTCGGTCGATACGTCGGCCAGCGGATTGGTCTCCTATGGCCACCCGACGCTTGAGAGTGCGGCCACGTTGCTGGCTGCGGCACCGAGCGTCACTGCGTTCGTGGAGATCAAGGCCGAAGCGATCGAGTTGCACGGCGCTGAGGATGCGGTGCGCCTGGTGGCCGAGTTGCTCGACCCCTCGCAGGCCGTCGTCATTTCCTTCGATCTGAACGCCTGCCACATCGCGCGGCGGCTCGGCTTTCGCATCGGCGCGGTGATCGCTGACCGGTCGGCCCAGACGAAGATGGCCTGCATCTCGCTGCAGCCTGAGTTCACGTTCTGCGACGTGCAATTGATCGGTAGGTGCGTTCCGTGGACCGGCACGCGATGGGTGGCCTATGAGGTGGAGTCGCCGGAGATGGCGGCATCGCTGCGCAGTCGCGGCGTGGAATTGCTGGAGACGATGAGCGTGCGGAAGCTGCTGTGCTGAGCATCGTTTCGTTCAAGTGGACCAAGCCGGGCTATCGCAGCACGTTCACAGGCGCGCACGTCAATACGCTGCGATCCATGGTGGCCCGGCGCTCCCCGAACCCGCATCGGTTCATCTGCATCACTGATGACCCATCCGGCATCGACGGCGACGTGGAATGTGTGCCGATCTGGGACACGCACGGCGATCTGAAGAATCCGACATGGCCCGATGTGGGGCCGAGTTGCTATCGGCGCCTGCGCGCCTTCTCTGCTGAGTTTGAGGAGATCGCGGGCCCGCGCTTCGTGTGCATCGATCTGGATGTAGTGATCACGGGCGATCTGCGGCCGTTGTGGAATCGACCCGAGGACTTCGTCGTCTTCGCCAGTTGGAAGGCGAACTACAACTACAACGGCTCGATGTTCATGATGACGGCCGGCGCACGCCGGCAGGTCTGGGACACGTTCGATCCGGTCGAATCGCCGAAACTTGCGAGCGCCGCGGGCCTGACAGGTTCCGATCAGGCATGGATCCAGTATTGCCTGGGAAAGAAAGAGGCGCGCTGGTCGGTGTCCGACGGCGTGTACAGCTATCAGCACCTACGACGCAAGCAATGGAGGTTGCCGCCAGATGCTCGCGTCGTGTTCTTTTATGGGAATACGGACCCTTGGACAGATCAAGCCAAGCAACAGTCATCGTGGATTCTAGATCACTACCGATAGTGCAAAAGCGGTGTGTCACGGGGCGGTCACTAATGCTCGACGTCGTCTGTTTCAAATACAAGTCGAAGCGTGCGTATCACTCGACGTTCGGTCCGCAGGCCGTTAATGCGTTGAGCCACATGGTCAGCCGGCACCTGCGTTTGCCGCACCGCTTCAGTTGCATCACAGACGATGCCACCGGATTGGATGAAGATATTTGCGTCATTCCGATCTGGAACGATTACGCAGACGTGCGCAACCCGTCTCTGCCGATGGGTCCATCATGCTATCGACGCCTGAAACTCTTCAGCGCCGAAGCACGGACCCTCATCGGCGAACGGATCCTGTGCCTGGATCTCGATATGGTGATCACGGCGGACATCACGCCACTGATCGATGTTCCTGATGATCTGGTGATGGCGGATGGCATCACGCTCGAGAAGGATGCGCGGACACTCAAGCCGTACTGCCGTTACAACGGTTCGATGATGCTGCTCACGGCCGGTGCACATACCCACGTCTGGGACAGCTTCGATCCGCTCACCTCGCCGCGAATCTCGAATGCAGCCGGACAGAAGGGCACTGATCAGGGCTGGATCTCGCACTGCATGGGCCCGGGCGTGCGCACATGGAAGCGCGCCGATGGCATCTATTCGTATCGCAACCATGTCGCGACCCATCGAGGAGTATGCCCGCGGGATGCGCGCGTGGTGCTGTTTTGCGGCAGGACGAATCCCTGGTCACCGGAAGCGCAGGCGCTCGGCTGGGTACGCGCTCGGTATCACTGATGGCCAAGACCACTGTCCACGTCAAAGGCCTCGACGGCATTCTGGAGACGCTCAAGGCACTGCCACCTGAGATCGTATCGAAGGGCGGCGGACCGGTGCGGGCGGCGCTGCGTAAGGGCGCAGTGGTATTCCAGCAGGCATATGTGCAGGCACTGCAAGTCATCGTGGCTGAACCGTCACCTGATGGTCGGCCGTCAGAGTCCACGGGTGTGCTGGAGAAGGCGGCGATTGTCAGCCGCGTGAAGCCGCGGCCGGGATTCAAAGGTGAGATTTACAAGCTTCGGGTTCGACGCAGCACGAAGTATCCGGACGGCACGACGGCGAACAAGGTCGGCGGAATCCTCGAATTCGGCGATGCTCGCGTGCCTGCGAAAGCACCGATGCGCCGATCGTTCGATGCCAACAAGTCCGCAGCACTGGAGACCATCGTGGCCGAAATGCAGAAGCGCACGCAGGCCGCGATCAAAAAGGCGACCAAGCGGAGCAAGCAACTGTGATGCCGTCCGTGTTCGCCATCGTGGCCTCGTCTTCGGCCTGCACACAGTTGCTCGGCACGCCGCCGTCCATGCGGTTCTATCCGTTCGGGGAAGCACCGCAGCAGACCAGCGCGCCCTATGCGACGTGGCAGATGCCAAGCGAGACGCCGGCGAACTATCTGGGACAAGTGCCCGACATGGATGAGCAGCGCATTCAGATTGATCTGTGGGCCACGACGCAAGCGAAAGCCGATCAGCTGAAAGAAGCCATTCGTGCAGCGGTGCAGGTCCATGCGCAGGAGACAAATTCGGCGCAGCGACCGCGCGATGCGACCACGCGGATGTTCGGTTACATGATGGAGTTCCAGTTCTTCACGCCGCGATAACTGATCGCGCACGACGTTGATTCAAAGCCCGCTTCATGGCGGGTTTTTTCGTTTCAGGGCTCGCCAATCGGCGGGCCTTTTTTGTTTCCGCCAACCCGAGGATGACTGCGATGGCAAAGAAGACCGCTCGATCGAGCCTGTATTTCATTGACCCCGAAGGAAGCTCGTCCGGTGCAACGGTCGTGACTGTCGGGTGCGCAACCAGTATCACCGGCATCGGTGCATCGCGTGACCAGCTCGAGGATACCTGCCTCGAAGATGATGCGCGCAGCTATGAAGCCGGCCTTGGCACGCCGGGCCAGGCGCAGTTCACGATCAACTTCGATCCCGCTGACGAATCACACGTTCGTATCTATGAACTGTGGCAAGCCGGTACGAAGGTGGACTGGGCGCTCGGACTGTCCGACGGTCCTGCTGCACCTGCTGCCCTCGTGGCGCCCACACTCGATTCGAGTGATGAGTTCGTGTTCCCGACGAGCCGCAGCTACATCTCGTTCAACGGCTATATCGCTGACGTGCCGCTCGATCTGGCGTTGAACGCACTGGTGGGCGCGAACGTGACCATCCAGGTGAGCGACTTCCCCACCCTGCACAAGAAGACGGCGTAATCCCCATGGCGCGCTACTCACTTCGCCAACAGGTGCCCGTGAAGATCGGTGAGGAGACTTATCAGATCTGGGTCCGCGAGCTGCCCTATCAGCAGTTCATCGATATCAACACGGGCGTTGGCATTCCTGACGGCGGCCTCGGAATCATGCGTGCTCTGTGCGTGCTGGCGCTCGAGGAGCCGGACGGTTCCAAGAGCTACACCGATGAGACATGGAAGCAGGAACCGATGTCGGCGATGAAGGCGCTGTATTACGCGGTGTGCCGCGTGCACGGCGTAGACCTTGAGAAGG